GCCATCTGCGGATTTTCGCGAAAATAATAGCCTTAATTGGGTTTAGTAGCACATAATACAGGATTTGCGGGGTAAACCCCAGAAAGGATTTAGATTATGAAGGGCCGTCCTAGAAAACCGCGAGCAATTAAGATCGCCGAAGGAAATCTCGGCAAACGTCCAATGAATAAGAACGAGCCGCAGCCGCGCGCTATTGCGGGTGATGAAATTGAAAAGTTTCTCGCAACACTCACGATCCCAGAAATTCCTGACTGGCGAAGCGCTGAGGCAACGCGCGAATGGGTGGAAAAAGTAGAGACTGCTGCGCACAAACAATTTCTCGGAATGTTTGGGCGGACGCCCGGACTCCTCACTGAGATAGATATGCCACTGCTCGATATGTGTGCGGCGCATTGGGCGTTGTGGCGAAAGGCATACGAAGAGGCCAAGGGTGCAAACTCCTGGCACCCTGCGACCGGCGAAATGCGGCGGCAGTCTGGATTGTTGAAATCGATGTTTGCGGAATTTGGTTGCGGTCCAGCGACGCGGGCGCGGATGACAATAAGTAATGCGGCGTCGGATCCCCTTGGCGATCTTGATGACTGATAAGCCGACGCGCCTCAAAATTAAGGTTCGCGCCGCCCCGTCGCGCGCCCCGTCGAAGCCGAAGTCGAGGTCGAAGTCGAAGCCGAAGCATGGCTTACCTGATTCTGTTGCGCGTCATTACGAGCGCATGGCAGGGGAAGACAAGAAGCGCGGGGAAGCGTTTTGGATGGGATGGGTTCGCGCCAAAAATGAAGGTTGGCTAGGGCGAATTCAAAATTATCAAGACGTATATGCCGTTGCCGATGGTTGCTATTTCGATCCGGCTGGCGCGAATAGGGTCATGAATTTCTTCACGAAGAAGCTCCGCCATTACAAGGGGGAATGGGCGGGCGGTCCGTTTATTCCGATGACATGGCAACGCGAGCAATTGCTTGTGCCCGCGTTTGGGTGGAAGCGGGAAGGGGGCGCTCGCCGGTTCAAAACGGTGTTTTGTGAAGTGCCGAAGAAAAATGGCAAGAGCACGCTAGCAGCGGGGATCGGCCTTTACATGGTTTGCGCCGACAATGAGCAGGGGAGTGAAGTATACCTTGCCGCCAACAGCCGCGACCAGGCGCGCAAAGTGTTCGAGCCCGCCGTTAAGATGGGGCGCGTGAGTCCTGTCCTTAATAAAATATGCACGTTCCACGAACATATTACAAGGATCAATCACGCGGCATCTAACAGCTTTATGGTTGCGATCTCTGCTGACAGCGATACAAACGAAGGGCATGACTTCCACGGTCTCATTGTGGATGAAGTCCATGTTATGACGGATCGCGAGTATTGGGGTGCGCTTCAGAAGGGAGGCATTGCTCGAAGGCAGCCGATGACTTGGGTAATAACAACGGCGGGCAGTGACATGGAAACTGTAGGATATGACGAATATCAATTTGCTTGTCAAGTTCGTGACGGCGAAGTAATGGCATGGCACTACTTACCCGTGATTTATGAGATTCCAAAAGCGCGCGAAGATGATTGGCGCAACCCCGAATTGTGGAAAATGGCGAACCCTGCCTATGGCGAAATCCTGAGCTATAGCGGATTTGAAGAGCAAGTCCGCGAAGCGGAGCAAAAGCCCATAGAAGTAGAGAAGTTCAAAAGGTACCGGCTTAATGTTTGGGTGCAGTCTAGCAATCCATGGTTGCCGGTTGAAAAGTGGGATTTATGTTTGGGTGAGGAACCTGATGCGCCGTGGCATCGCGAGGGTATAGGTACAATTTGCGCGGCGGGTGTTGACCTCAGCACGACGCAGGACTTGACCTCGTATTGTTTAGCATTCCTCGACTCGAAGGATCTGCTTTGGTGTAGGTGGAGGCATTACCTGCCGGCAGAGAATATCTATGCGAAAGAGGATAAGGACCGCGCCCCCTATCGCCTGTGGGCAGAGCAAAATTGGCTAACATTGACCGAAGGCGAAGTTGTGGACTATCAGCAGGTGAAGCGGGATATCCTTGCGGACGCCGCGCGCTTCCAGATGGTGGAATGTTTGTTTGATCCATTGAACGCGGTGCAACTCGCGACTGACCTCACAGACTCAGGGGTACCAGTGGCCATGTTTCGGCAAGGTACGATTAGCATGGAACCAGCGATCAAGGAAATTGAGGGCCGCATCCTCGATGGGCGTTTCCGGCATATAGGCGATCCGGTATCGCGATGGGCGTTTACAAACGTGGAAATGGTGTCAGACACAGGGGGGAACCGAAAGATGACGAAAACGCAGACGCGGCATGGAAAGAGTAGGGAGCGCGGCAAGACGCGCAAGAAGATAGATCCTATGGTCGCAATGATGATGGGTGGATTTCGTGCGGTGATTGCGAAGCCAGCGCGTCGCGAGAGCAGCTACAGGAAGATGGAGGATAGCACCAGTGTCTGAAGCTGATAAGTCTGTGCGGCGAGAGAGCAGCTACCGCAAGCAGATGAAAGCGTTCCCGCTCGGAGTCGAGGTCCGCGCCGTGTGCCCCGCGTGCGCGAGTGAGAAGTACATGATGTACGGGCAGAAGGATGACATCGTGTATCGGAAGTGCCGCGACTGTGGACACATGGGGAAGGTTAGAAGGTACCGAAGCGATGAGGCGGATTTTACTGTGGAATGAATTCAAGAATATTGAACTACTCCCTTCTAATTGAGTTGGCAATGTGCTAAGTTTGTCTTGTGATGCGCAATATTTATCAGATGCTGCGTGGCGCTTTTACATCAAAGCGCGCGTCGGGATCGCCCCATAATCCTGGGTCGGGCGTCCGTGCCTATTTCACAGGGCAGCCGATGCGCGGCATCCGCGTCGATGAGCACACAGCCCTGGCACACTCAGCCGTGTGGCGTAGCATTAACGTCATAGCTAACGCGCTGATGACGATCCCGTGGACCCTGTATGAGGAGAAAGACGATCATCGGCGCCGTATTCGCGAGGGGCGCATAGCCGATATGCACCGCGGCCTCGTGAATCCGGAGATGCACAACTCGACATTTCGGCAGACCTTGGGCGCTCACGTCGTGAGTCGAGGCAACGGGTATGCGGAAATCGAACGATTTCGCGGCGAGCCTGTTAATCTGTGGCCGCTAAATCCTGAGAATGTTTCACCGGCCCGCACGGCGACGGGCGAGTTGATTTATGATGTTCGGCAAGATCGTGGACCTAACGTTGTGCTCCCTGCTCTCAACGTTTTCCATTGGAAGGGCCTCGGCTATGATGGACTCGTGGGATATTCGCCGCTCACATTGGCGCGGAAGGCCATTGCTCTTGGGCTCGCGACAGAGCAACACGGGATCGCGCTGTTCTCAAATGACGCGACGCCGGGCGGGATTATTACTGTGCCGGAATCCATTATATTCGACCAGGTAAATGAAGATGCGTTTCTTGAACAATGGGACAAGCGCCACGGCAACCCAGCAAACAAAGGGAAGCCCGCCGTCCTACGCGACGGGATGACGTGGGAGAGTGTTTCGATTTCCCCGGAGGATGCACAGTTTCTCCAGACTCGACAGTTTCAAATATCAGATATAGGCCCGCGCTGGTTTGGCGTGCCCGCGCCACTCGTGGGCGACAACGATAAGGCGACCCTGAATAATTTTGAGCAAATGATGACCATGTTCGTTGTTCACGGATTAACGCCGCCCGCGCGCGCGTTTGAGACGGAAGTTGATTGGAAGCTGTTGGATTTTAGAGAAGGACAATATAGCAAGCTGAACTTGAATGGGCTCATGCGTGGGGACATGGCCGCGCGCGCGGATTTCTACACGAAGATGCTTCGCTCCGCAGGTATGACGCCCGACACCGTGGCCCGACTCGAAGACGAAGACCCTATGGACGAGGGCGGGGATCAGCGGTATATCAGCCGCGATCTTATGCCGCTGTCCATTGCGGCGACTGGAATTATTGCCGACCAAGCCGCTGCTTTTCCCGGGCAAACGAAAGAGATGGGTGCAGATATGTTTGACGGCTTATGGGCCGACGCCATTGGGCGCATCCTTCGTAAAGAGGAGTCGGCATTGAAACGCGCGGCTGCGAAACACGCGGGCAACCCTTCGGCCTGGGGCGTCTGGCTCGAAAAGTTTCTCGCACCGCATTCTGAATTTATAAAGGGCACACTGCAATCAGTGATAGGTGTTGAACTTCGAGCGGGAGGTATTGATCCCTACGAGCAGCATGTTCAAATTGCGTTGGCCGGTATTGGGCCCCAATGGTGCGCCGCATTCCGAACGGAGTGGGGCGCAGCAATGGATTCCGATACGAGCGGCAAACTCGCGACAATCGAAAATATTGAATTGCAAGCGGCAGACAAAATTAAGTGGATTCGCGATGTTGTGTCGCGGCTTGCGCCGCGCGCAGCGTAGGAGATTGACCGATGAATTTTTCCCCGATATGGAGCATTTCCGACACGGGCGCGCGGCGCCTCCAGTCAGGAATGGCGAACATGCCGCGATTGGTAGTCGAGGGCGCGGCGGCAACCGCAGCTCGAAGCGGTGAATCGTTTCAACGTGAGGGGCGATTTGCCATTGTGAATATTATAGGGCCACTTCAACGCGGCGAAGATATTTTTATGCGAGTTTTTGGAGGTACGGCCTACACGAACATCATTCGCGGCGTCAATGACGCGGCTCGCGACGAAAAGATTGACGCGATCCTGCTCTCGGTCAACAGTCCAGGGGGAAGTGTTGACGGATTATCGGATGCCGCCGACGCGATCAAACAGGCGCGCGCGGTAAAACCTGTCATCGCACAGGTAATGGGTGAAGCGAACAGCGCGGCTTACTATCTGGCGAGCCAAGCACACGAGGTTTATGCACACCGAGGTGATATGGTCGGCAGCGTTGGCACGCGCCTTTTGCTTTATGATACGAGCGGTGCCTTTGCCGACGCCGGTATTGAGCCGGTGTTGACGGACACAGGCCCATACAAGACCATCGGCGCGGATGGAGTCCATATCACCGACGAACAGAAAGTCGAACTCCGGCATATGGTCAATGTCTACTTCGAGGATTTTGTGGAGCACGTGAAGTCTGGCCGGCGTATGAGTGAAGAGCAAGTCCGTGCCGTCGCGACAGGTCGCATCTATATTGGACAAGAGGCAGTGGACGCGGGTCTCGTTGACGGCATACGCTCGACGGCTGATACCGTGGGTGCAATGTCAGCGAGATCCGTAGCCAAGTCCAACAGAAGTGCCCGGGCAAGTGGCATTACACGCGCTGTCCGGATTTCAAGAATCTTGAACTGACCCCTTGCGGAATAGGGATATTTAAGATATAACAGGATTAACGTGACAGCGCTCGCAGAGACTTGCGCCAGGCGTCCATAGCAAAAAATAAGCTTACCGCGAAACGCATGCAGAGACAAGCGCGAAGCGGATAGAGCGGCAACGCGATTGCAGAGACAAGCGCGAAGTTATTCACACTATGCGGTGTGGTAAATTTCGCGCTTTTTGTTTTTGCGCAACAAAAAAGGAACCAGACATGGATGAATTGATCAAGGAAATCGCGGCCCTTGAATCGCGGCTTTCCGAAATCGCTGCCAAGATGAAAGCGATTGATGCCGCCGCGACGAAGACGGGCAATCAGTTAAGCGAAGAACAGGAAACGGAATGGGAGTCGCTCGACCACGAGGCGGACTCGACGCAGGCCGCGATCGCACGCAAGCGCAAGGCGCTGGGCGTCCATAACGCGGCGTCCATTAGTACGGGTCGGATGACCGCGCCGAACGCGCCCAATACCCCACAAATTACCGGGGTCCGGGACCGAGTGGAGGATGACCCGCGCCGCGGATTTCGGTCCTTGGAAGACTTCGCGCAATCGGTCAGGCGCGCATGCACCCCTGGCGCAAGTGCCGAGATGGATCCGCGCCTGAAAATTAGTGCGGCCCCATCTTCGCCGCACACGACCTACGTGGGTGAGGATGGCGGGTATCTCGCGCCGCCTGAATTCCGAACAGGGATATGGGACGCGGCAGTCGACGAATCAACGCTGTTGGCCATGGCCGACGTGCAGCCGACTTCGAGCAATCGCGTCATTCAGACGAAAAACGAAGACATGCCGTGGAGCACGTCGGGCATCGTGGCTAAGTGGGCCGACGAGGCTACTCAATATACCGAGACGCGCGCCCGATTCAAGCAGGAAGAAGTCAACCTACACAAGTGCTACGTGTTTACGACCGCATCTGATGAGGAACTCGAAGACGCGCCGCTCTTGGAAAGCCGTCTGCTCATTGGCGCAGCTCGCGCAATTGCGTGGAAAGTTGACGAGGCCATTGTCAACGGCGACGGGCAAGGTGAGCCGCTCGGATTCTTCCGCGCCGGTAGCGGCGGCGCTCTTGTGAGCGTTGCAAAAGTTGCCAGCCAAACGGCGGATACGATTAACGCGACAAACGTCGCGACGATGTATTCGCGGCTCTTGCGCACAGGCAACGGTGCGCCGTTCTGGATGATCAATCCGGACGCCGCGCCCCAGTTGTACGTCATGACCATCGGCGACCGCGTGATTTGGACGCCGCCCAGTGAAGGGTTCAAGGATGCGCCAGGCGGGTTCCTTCTTGGCCTCCCGATCCTCTTTTCGCAACACTGCGAGACGCTTGGGGACAAGGGTGATATAAACCTTGTTGACCTTCGCGCCGGATACGCCGCGTACAACAAGCAGGGCGGGATCAAGTTTGATTCCAGCATCCACCTTTATTTCGACTACGGGACAATGGCTTTCCGTTGGACCGTGCGCATTGGCGGCAAGCCGCATCTGAGCGCGGCGGTCAGTGCAAACAATGGCTCGGCTACCTTTTCGCACTTTGTCACGCTGGACGCCCGCGCGTAACAGCAACGAGTGATAGCGCGGGGTAGACCAAGGTCTACCCCGCCACAAAGACGGAGCAATGTACGTGAGAGTCCGATTTATCCGTGAGACACTACTAAGAGAAGATGACGTTATGCACTTTGAGGGCGACGAGGTGGAAATGAGTGAAGCGCAATTTGCCCGATGGGATAAGCGCGGCGCTGTGACTGCCGAAACGCACGAGACGAAGCCTAAACCCAAAAAGAGAACAGCGCGCAAGCGCGATAAGGAGAAGTAGAAATGTCTGTACCTCTTCCCAATGAACAAGTCGCCGTTGTTGGTGTAATCGACCCTGACGTGTCTACGGCAGCCGCATATAGCACTGCGTATATTGACGCGAGCAAGTTTGCCGCGTTCCAGGCGATCATCATGGCTGGCGAACTCGGCACATCCGCCACTGTTGACGCTAAACTTGAGCAGGCGACAACCGTTAGCGGCACCGGCAAGAAAGACATAACGGGCAAGGCGATCACTCAATTAACGCAAGCTGGCACCGATAGCGACAAGCAGGCCGTTATTGACTTGCGATCTGCCGAGCTTGACACTGCCAACGGATTTGATTTCTTCCGGCTGACGGTGACGGTGGCTGTGGCGACCTCAGATATGGGCGCTGTTGTGATCGGCCTGAACCCAAGCAACGGCCCGGCGAGCGACAACGACGCGTCGACCGTTGATGAGATTGTTGTTTAACGCCATAAAATAGGGAGCTAACTAATGGCCGCAACGTATTCTGGCAAGCTGAATATGGGTGCGTCGGCGACGGAAACCCTTGCCGCCGCCGACGTGCCCGCAGTGTCCAATCCCACACTGAACCACTCTGGCTATGACATAAGTGAGACGCTGAATGCGTCATCGACGGTGCCCCTGTCGAATGCTCTTTATTTTGAGAAGGCGCTTGTTGCTGGCGTGGCAACGATAGATTTGACCGCGCTCACGGATTCCGTTGGGAACGCGGTTGATGGTACAACGAAGAAATTGCGCGTGTTTCGCGTTTCGGCGCCTACGAGTAATACCGGCCCGATCACCGTGACCACTGGCGCGGCGAACGGGTATGCACCATATGGCACAGCGGGAAAGATCGTCGTATCGCCGGGGCAGGCCAACTTGCATTACCTCGAAGGCGACGCAAGCGCGATTAGCGCCACTGTGAAAGACATAGACCTTTCCGGGACCGGAGCCGAGACGCTAAAAGTAACGATCTGGTTAGGCTGATGCACTACAGTCTGGCACAGAGTGTTGCGCCGACGAGTGAGCCGATCACAACGGCAGAGGCTAAACTGCATCTGCGTGTATCGAGCGACTACACGGACGACGATGCCTACATCGACAGTTTAATTGCAGCCGCGCGTCATTATGTGGAGACGGCGACAAATAGGCAGTTGGTCAATGCTACGTGGGATCAGCGGATGGATGCGTTTCCCCCCGAGATCGTGTTGCGCCGTGCAAAGGGGCAATCGATTACAAGCATTGCCTACATAGATGAAAACGGCGCATCCCAGACACTGAGCGCATCGGTCTACCAGTCCGATTTGAACAGCGTGCCCGGGCGCATCAAACCGGCCTATGGTGAGAGCTGGCCCGACACGCGAGTCGGTGATTACAGCGCGGTCACTGTGACATTTGTAGCAGGGTACGGAGCGACGGCGGCAAGCGTGCCCAACACGATCAAGCAGGCGATCCTTTTGCTTGTCGGTCAATGGTACGAGAATCGCGAGCCTGTTGTAACAGGAACGATCGCGACGCGGATCCCGTTAACTGTTGAAAACATCATTGCAGTGCATAAGGTGTTTTTTGTTCATGGCACGTAGCGGAAAGCTGAGGCATAAAATGACTTTGCAAGCGCATATAGGGGTTGCGAATCGAATGGGTGAGGCCCGCGCGGTTGCAACCGATAGCGCGTGGTCGGACATTGCTACGCTTTTTTGCTCGATCACCCCGCTAACCGGGGACGAGCGAATTGAGGCAGGAAAGATTATCGCGGGCGTTTCTCACAATATCGAGACGCGCTATCGAGGCGATATCCCGATTGTCGCAAAAAACCGACTGGCATTTGGCGCGCGTACCTTTGAAATTGGCGCGGTCCTAAACGTGGACGAACGAAGCAAAATGATATCTATGCTATGCAGGGAAAACCAATGAGTAAGGGCGCGATCTCTCTAAATTTGAAAGGTGATAAGGAATTGGTCGCCGCGCTCAAATCTATTGGGGATGTCACGTTTCGCAAGGTCATGCGCAGCGCGACGAACGCCGCTATGCAGCCGGTGCTTCGGTCCGCGCGCTCAAATGCCGCCTCGATTGGGCGGCATCATACTATCGCGAAGAGCCTGATCAAGAAGACAAAGACATACCCGCGCAACAACGTCGTAGTGACATTGGTCGGCCCCGATAAGGATTATGTGGGTGAGAATGGACATAGGCCGGTAAAGACAGCGCACCTTGTCGAATTAGGAACAGCCGCGCACGTTACACGCACGACGGAGCAGGGTTTGGTTGTGACGCATCCAGGAACGCCGCCACGCCCGTTTCTTCGGCCTGCCCTCGAAAACAATCGGACAGGAGTGGAAAACGCATTGATTAAAAAGGTAAAAGAGCGCGTGCCCATCGAAATGGCGCGGCTCGCGAAGAGGAAAGTCTGATATGGCGCTCTTTGCAGAAGATGTGATCATATCACGGCTAAATGATGCCGCCTACGTGAAGGCCATTGTTAGCAATCGGATTATGCCTGGCGCTGCTCCGCAAGGGACACGGATTCCACATATTACTTTGAATCGCGTTTCAACCGAGCACCACAGACACTTGCTCGCGGCGGCTGGACTCGCACAGGTGCGCGTGCAGGTGGACTATTGGGCGGATTCCTACCTGGGCGCTCTCGAATTGGCTGACGCTGCACGTGACGCGCTGGACGGGTATCACGGGACAACGACCATAGGTGCGCAAACGGCGAGCGTGAAACAGTGCAAATTAGACGTAGACCAGACGGATTTTGTGGAGGCAAACGATAGCGCCGATGTCGGCGTGTTTCGAGCAACGCACGAATATATTGTCGGGATAGTTGAAAGCGTTCCGGCGCTAACGTAGGAGAATAGAAATGGCGGATCTTGGAAATCTAACTACAGTCGTCTTCGGCACTACTGGCTTCACCGCTAGTCTTCTTTCGATCAGTGGTCCAGGAATCAGCAGGCCCGCGATTGACGTGACAAATCTAGCAACGACCGTTGCGCGGGTGTTTGTGCCCTCGGACCTATATGACGGCGGCGAGTTGGAGATGACAATTCAGTGGGACGGAACAGAGGCAGTGCCGATCACTGGGGTGGCTGAGACGATCACTATTGCCTGGGGTGGCACGATCAACACGTCATCTTTCTCCGGCTTTGTTACGGGTTTATCCGCTGAGGTCGCAGAGGGCGAAGTCATGACCGCGACGATCACCGTCAAAGTTACGGGCGCGGTTACTCTGTAAGGGAGCAATTTATGTTGACAAAAGAGCAGATACTAACGGCGTCTGATACGCATGTAGAAACGATTCACATCCCCGAATGGAATGGAGATGTGTGCATTCGCGTCGTGAGCGGGGCGGAGCGCGACAAATTTGAATCTGGATGTCTGGACCCATTGACTGGGAAAATGACGCGCATGTCAAACACGCGCGCTCGGTTTGCGGCGATGGTGTTGTGCAACGAGGCGGGTGCGTCAATATTTTCGGCGGCGGACATTGACGCGCTGTCGGGAAAGAGTGCGCTGGCCCTTGATCGTATTCTCGATGCGGGTCTTCGCCTAAATGGAATGGATAAAACTTCTGTCGAGAGCGCAGAGGGAAACTGATTGGGCGTCCCGAGCGCCTGTTCTGGTTTCGACTCGCGCTCGCACTCGGGATCAGCGTTCGCGAAGCGCAGCGCGAGATAGACAGCCGCGAGTTTACTGAGTGGATTGCATATTCGCAAGTTGAACCATTTGGGCAAGAGCGCGACGATATTCGCGTGGCCTATGCCGCGTGTGCTATCGCCACTGTGCTCGGGGCGAAGGGTGTAAAGGTTTCCGAGTTTATGCCAAAGTTCAGACAACGGCACAAGGTTATGAGCGCCGAAGAAATGCGAGCAAGATTCATGATGCACATGAAAACATTCGAGGCACAGAAAAACGTGAGGGCTCGCAAGAATGGCCCGTAACGTCGCAACACTGTCGGTCATGCTGACCGCGAGCACGGGTCAATTCACGAGCCGCATGGGCGCGGCGGCCCGCCCGGTAACGCGATTTGCTAATTCGGTGAGTTCAAGCGCGTCGCGGCTTGCCCGTTTTGGATTGACGCTCGCAGGGATCGGCTCGGTGGGTGGCGCTGCCTTTCTGTTTGCGCGGACTTTGTCGAGGGCGAACAAGGAAATAGACTCCATCTCGCGCCAAAGCTCCAAGCTGGGCGTTCTTTCCAACAATCTCATTACATTACAGTTGGCGGGGAAATCTGCCGGTATTGAATCGGAAACCCTGAACAAGAACCTGCTGCATATGACGTCCACGATTGCGAATGCAACACAGGGCATGAATTCCGGGTCATTCGCGCTGCACAACTTAGGACTGAGCGCGTCCGAAATGTTCAAACTCTCACCGGATCGGCAGTTTTTCGAGCTGGCAGGGGCTATTGAGCGTGTGCGCTCGCAAGCGGATCGTTTGCGTCTAACTATCGCCCTTTTCGGCGCGAAAGGGTCAGACATTGTAAACGTGCTCTCGCGCGGCAAGCGAGGTCTGCTCGATTTTGAGCGGGCGGCTCGGGCGTCCGGTTTCGCGGTATCCTCGCTTGACGCGAAAAAAGTAGAGATTGCCAATGCGGCATTCCAGAAATTAGGAATTTTGCTCGACGGAATTGCGCGGCAGTTGGTAGTCCAGTTGTCACCACTGATGATTGCTATGTATGATGACCTATTCCGAATGGGGACTACGGGCGATGACATGGGAACTAAAATAGCGAATGCTGTGCAATGGGTAAGTGAAGCATTTGCAAAGGCGTCGGATTTTGTGACGGGATTTAGCGGCGGCCTGAAGATGACAATGGCTGGTGGTCGCATAATAATTCGCGCATTTGCGCAGGTGTTTGTCAAAGCACTGGAGGGCATAGTCATCGCTGGCAATTTTGCATTCAAGAAATTACTACAGGGCGCGGGATTGCTCGTGAAAGGACTCGCGCCTGCATTAAACACGATACTGAGCACCATGAATAAAATTGCCCGCACCGATTTTGAGCTTATAGATACAAATCGAATCACAGAAGACATTGACCTCTTTATAACAAGAATGACAAAGGGCGGTGAGGCATTACAGGCAGGGCTCGCCGGTTACTTCGATGAATTGAAAGCAGGCAATATTGAGGACACAAAACTATTTGACGAGGGTGTTACTGAACTATTGAAAGCGGGCAGTGTGCAGGTTAAGGTGCGCGAATATTTTGACAGAATTCGCAAGGGCGCTGATGCTGCTGCCGCCGCCGCATTGAATACGGCTGGAAGTATTGATGCCGTCGCGGAGTCAGCCCGGCGCGCTGGCGACGTTGGACAGTTTAAGGGAGTCCAGCTGGCATTGACCGCATTGCAGGACAA